GCGCCTGCACCACGGCGATGCGAAGGGCCATGCGAACGAGGCTCATGTCTCGGTCAGCTCCAGAAAGAGACGGTTGTCGTCGCGATCGTCGACGCGGGCGACGTCGTAGACGACGTTCGCCATGGTGAGATCGCGGATGCGGTCGCCCTGCCGGATGGCGGGGCCGACATAAGTGCGACGGTCGATCGCGACCATTGTGTTTCCCGCGGCGATGCTGGTCGACCAGCCCTTACCGCCGCCACCCTTCGGAGCCTGGTCGTCACCGACCGCCACGCGCAAGGGTGCCTCAAATTCGTGTTGGGGGCGATCGGCGTCTGCTGCGCCGCTCACCATCGGCGAGAGCCGAAGGGGGCGCGCGAACACACGATCAACGGCCGCGACCGCCCGGTCTCGGATCTGCTGAAACCGGGCGGTCTTCATGGCGGGCCCTCGGGCGTCGGGTTAGGGAGCCGCCGTCAGCGCGTCGACGATCTCAGCGTCGCTGGCCTTCGGCTTCACCGTCACGCCACGCTTTTCAGCCTCGGCGAGCAGCTGCTCCCTGGTCATGTCGGCGATCGCCACCGCGTCGTCGACGTAGCTCTGTCCCGCCTTGCGGAACTCGCCGGCGTAGAAGCCGGCCTCGGTCGCGATCTTCACCTCGCCCATCAGGAGCTCCTCGCCCGCTGAAGCATCTCGGGCCGGGTGCAGATGAACAGCGGATAGCTGTACTGCTCGGCGCGATCCCACTCCTCGCGTCCCGACTTGTCCTCCAGCAGCATGCCGTAGATCTCGCGGCCGCGCTGGTTGACGTAGGGCTTGAACTCCGAGGCCGGCGCCCAGCCGACCTTGAAGGCGCCGCGGGCACCGATCGGAAAGAACCGGGCCTTGTCGGTACCAACGGTGATCGTCGTGCCGTCGTCGGTGCCCTGGTAGTTGATGAAGGTGATGCCCTCGACCACGATCGCGGAGTAGCCCTCGATGTTCTCGAGGTCCGGAGCGCGCTCGGTGCCGAGCTTGGTCTCCTTCAGCTGCTTGTGGTTCACGAGCAGGTCGAAGAACGTATCGCCGACCAGCGCGCCGACCCGCGTGCGGGGCGTCCAAGATCCCTTGGCCGCCTTCTGCATGGCGCGCTTCACGTCGCGGCACTTCTTGCGCACGTCCGTGGTGTCGGTCGTCAGCGCGAAGTTGATCTCGGCCGGCTCGGGGATGCCCCACTCGGTGTACCAGTTGTGCAGGACACGCTGATTGTCGGCGTCGTAGACGACGCCCATCAGGGCACCGAAGCGCATGTGCTCGTGCGTGAGCTCCATGTCGGTGCGGATATCGGCGTTGCGCTGCGTCAGTTCGCCGACGATGTCGCGCGTCTGGTCCGCGAACGGCAGTCCGAGAACGCCAGCGAGCTCGATCGCGTAGATCGTGGAGCCCTTCGCGAGGCGAACCGCCTGGAACATCCGGAGGGTCGAGCCCTGCGGGATCAGCTCCTCGGGCGGCGCGCCCATCTCCGACGTCGGGATGAGCGTCAGAGTGCGGTTGCGGTCCGCGATCGCGATGGCGCGCGAGCGCGAGTAGATCGGCTCGAACAGGTTGAGGGAGCCGAGCAGCTGCGGCTGGAAGTCGGTGCGTTCCACGATGTCCTCGTGGTACTCGATCACGCCCCAGGCGTTGCCGTTGAAAATGTCGGTGACGAGAGCCATGCCGTGCCCCTCCTTAACGGGCGATCAGGCCCAGCGCGGCCAGGGAGGCGAGCGCGGCGGTCTTCTGGGAATCGTTGACGCCGGCCTTCCAGACGAGCACCGCCCCCTGGATCTCGGTGTCACGGGCGGAGACGGTCCGGCGCACATCGACGGCCGTCGCGTCGCAGCTCTCGTAGAGAACCGCGGCGGCGTTCTGGCTGCCGTCGGCCGCCGCCGGATCGAACGGCACGAGCTTCTTCGTGGCCGTCACCCGGCCGAGCACGGTGCCGGCGAGCAGCTTGCCGGCGCCGGCGGCGATCATCACCTGCTCGCGCGAGCGATAGCCGTGCGCCTCGGAGACGATGTAGTGGGCCGTCGTGCGACGGTCCTCGGTCATGATGGGGGACATGGGCTTCTCCTGGAGCGCTCAGCGGGCGCGGGTTAGCGCTTCAGGCGCGCGTTGTTCTTGTCGACGGCGCCGGTCAGGACCGAGCGGTCGGTCTGCTTGCTCATCTTCGGCTGGCCGTTGATGCCCTCGCCGTTCAGGCGCCGGCTCGCGTAGATATCGGCCGCGGTCGGCTCGTCCGTCGTTTCAGGCGTGCCGGCACCGCCGCTCTTCGGCGCGCGAGCCAGCGCCGCCTTCACCTTCTCGACGCCATCCTCGGTCTCGTCGGCGAAGTAGCCCGCGAGATCTTCGCGGCCCTTGGCCTCCTCGAGGGACATGATGTCCTGACGACGCTTGCGATCGGCGGCGATTGCGGCGGTGACGGCGGACGTGATCTCGGAGGCGTTGCCCCCGTTCGTGTTTTCGGCCACGGGGGGAGCTTCCTTCTGGGGCGGTGTTGTGGACGCGGTCGCGTCCTTCTTCTTCGCCTCGGCAAGCGACCAGCGCTTGCGCTTGGCGAGAGCGGTGAGCTTATGCGGCGCATGGCCGTAGGCCCGGTAGTCGAAGGCGGCGACCGGCTGGGCCTTCGTGCTGGCGGTTTCGTCGGCGAACCCTTGGGAGACGGCCTCGTCCGGAGCGAACCAGCGTTCTGCCTTCATGATCGCCCGGCACTCGTCCTCGGTCTTGCCACTCTTCAGCGCGTAGACCCGGGCATAGGCGGTCGCGAGCGCCTCCAGCCCTTCGACGGTCTTGGCGTGATCGTCGACCGTGCCGAAGGTGAAGGAAGCCGGATCGTGGATCATCAGGACGGCGCCGTCGGCCATCGTGACCGTGTCGCCGGCCATGACGATCAGCGACGCGGCCGACGCGGCGATGCCTTCCACCACGAAGTTCGTGGTGCCGGCGCGCCCCGAGAACAGCGCATGGATCGCCGCGCCCTCGGTCGCATAGCCGCCACCCGAATTGAGGTGGACGGTCAGCGTGGCATCGGAATCCACCTGCGCGAGGAGGAGGAGGACGTCGGAATAGGTGAAGTGGTCGCCGAAGTAGAAGTCGCCGACGTCGCCGGACAGCGTCAGCGTCTCGCCGTTCAGAATGGCAGCCATGCGGGGATCCTGTTCAGTAGGGCCGGGCTCGGGCGGACATCGCGAAGCGCGTCCGCCTGCCCTGCGTTTGCGCGCACATGCGCTCGGCGTACCGGATGGCGGCAGCCAGCTCGTCCGCCGACACCTTGGTG